GTTTGCGCACATGGCGGCCGTTGGATTGCCGGAACGAATCAACAACCTAACATTTCCCGTTGCACTCACATCCATGAAAACCCTTAATGGTATATTATCGTAATTGAAAAACGTTCCGGTAATATCCAATGATCGGTTCCACCAAATAAATTTGTGCCAAAATGGTTTTATTAACATCCGATAATCCGAATAAGTCAACACCATATTTTTCAACTAAATGATTTCGTTTTGCATTGGTGGCGTCAAAAATCACCGGCCATTTGTCGGTGCGTAAATAAAAACTTTGATGGAATCCGCCTGTCAATTTTAAATCGGTTACACCTTTTGGATTTAAATGTTCCTTCATTGCGGCGTATTGTTCACTTTGGTATTCCTTCAATGGTTGGGTTTCTGAATCGATCCCATCCAACAATTGCCCGGTGTTTAGATCCACAATGATCGGTTCGTTTTCCTCAACCATTTGTAAAATGGCGGATTCCTGTTTTGCCGGTGTTTCCGCCCGTAACTGATTGATCAAATCCAACATCGATCCCATAAAAGTTTTTTAAAATGGTGCACCCAACCCGAATTGAGTGCACCGAAAAAAACACCCACTAAATAGTAATTTGCACCGGCACCGGCGTTTCATAGGCTTGCACCGATAAATCACCGGCCGGTTTTAATCCTAATTTGGATAACTCAAATCCGGTTCCCGTTAGTGTGTAACGTCCTGGAAATGCCGGATCCGGAACCGCCGTTGCAATGGTATGTGCCGTGCCATCATCATCATCCACCAAAAGGAAATCGGCCACCACCAATCCGGTTAATGGTGTTGCATCACAATCCGCCATCACATCAACCACAATGGTGGTAACGGTTGGCGTGCCAATCACTTTCATTTTTTGATCAACGATCCGGTTTAAATCGCTGAATGCATCGAAGGCCAACAATAGGCCGGCCGTATCGATTTCTTTATTGTTTTGGAGTGCAACAACCACGGGCGATTTGGTTGCAACGGATCCATCATTGAACACTAATTTTTCCGTGTGCAACAATTGCATTTGAAATCCTTTGCCATTCAACGCCGCCGTTTCGGTCATGAACAATTGATTTTCCGAATCAATAAAAATCACACGGCCGGTGTTGGATCGGTGTGTGTACATTGCTTTGTGCAAACAAAGGTTTTCACGGAACATAAATTTGAAACGGTAATTGCCATCACGAACGGGCAAATATGCATAGGGTGAATCCTCATATACCGCTTCCTGTGAAATGTTTTCAAAACCTTTTATCGATGGCCAATAGTATATCCGTTGGCCGGCCGGTGCCAATATTGCATCGTTCAAATAATCCAGCAATAAAACGGGATCCTCTAACGTTGCGGCCGGAATCTCAAAATCATTTGGTGTGGTAATCATACCCATGATCATTTCCGGCATCTTGTTGCAACGGGAAACCCCTAAATTTTTTTTAACTACATCACATTCCATAAATTTTATTTTAACATAGTTTGATAGTTTTCGAAATTTTTAAATCACTCAATTCAATTGCATCCAACCGATCGTTGAAAATGTAGGCGGAATTGCCTTGATCATAAACGGTGCCCCAAAACGGGCGATCAATTTTTGTATGTGGCGGATATTGTTGATCCTGGATCCATGTGAATTTTCCCACACGGCGTAAATACTCCAAAAATTTATAATACAACGGATACAATATTGGTTTGAAAACTTTGGTGTATCGATCCTCAATTGTGTAATTGGGATCCGTTGCATCCAGGATCACAACGTGCAAATTATAATGTGCCATTCCATCGCCAACCGTTTCCGGAAAATCCATGATCAACGCTATCAACGGATATTTTTGATATTTATAAACTGTATCATTATCCTTTATCAATAGACGGTTTGCGATATCCAGGCGGTGGCCAAACAAATAAAATGGTGCCATGCCGGCCAAAGGATTTCCAAAAAGTTGTTTCAACTCTTTATCGTTCCTCATCCCGGCAACAACGTTTCCGATATCATCCACGGCGGCCATCATAAATTGAAAGTGTTTAGCGATCCAACCGGCACCATGAGCCAATCCAAATAAATCTCATCCGGCACATTGGCGGCGGCGATCATGTATTGCATGGCCGTTGCCTTTATGGCAAACTCATTCCAGGAATCAACCAACCGCCTGGATGGTGCAATTTTTTCCGAATTTTCGGCGTTGGATTGCACCACACCAATCCCGGTGTTATTATCCCATGTATCACGCAACCATGAATAAAAAATGTATGGTATCAACATATCAACCAAACCCAACCATTCACCAATTGCATATCCATCCAGGTAAAAAATGGATCCCTTTTCCAGGATCAACCATTGGTTGCCGGTTTCAAAAATTGTCCATGATGCATTTTCGGATGGCACCACACCAACGTTATCGGCGATGGATTGCCAAACATCAACACCATACACAACATGATCACCGATTACATATTGGGTTGCCACATCCCATTCGGCCGGTAATGCCTCACGACCTTCAATAAAATCCACATACAACGGTGCACCTAACAAACGTTTTAAAATTTGCTTTTCCTTTTTATCAATGTATTCCTGAAAAGTATTCACCACCAAATTCAAATTTGGGATGTTGTAAGGAATCAAATCAAAATCCGTTGGCGTGCAAAACATATCAACGATACGGTTAAACGTTTTTAATTAAGGTGTTTCCAAATCTGCCAACGCCGTTGTGATGTTGGTAACTTTACGAAATGCCGTTTCATCGCCGGTTCTAATCAATAGCGCCAACCGTTGTTCGGCCAAAATGGTAAATGTGTTTTTAATGAATTGATCATTGATCCAACCCATTTCAATTGTCACATCCTCCAAATCATAAATTGTCCCATACCTGAAATCACCAACAACCATTGTGTTCACTGTAACTTGTGAGGATTCCACAACCTTGATCCCGGCAATACTTTGATAACCGGCGGCATAAGGCGGAATAACATATTGACCTTGTGCATTTTTGATCAACTTCATTCCCAATGCATTGATGGGATTTACCAATGCCGTATCGGCGGCATATTTCCCTTGTCTATTGTTGGAAATATCGGCGGCAACCACCATGATCAAATCGTAAATGTTTGCGGCCTCAACTGTATCGGCATAAGGAGTCGTAACGAATGCCGGTGCACTCGTATAAACGCCTTTGATTTCCGGCGTTACACCGGTGCCATCATACAATGAATCATCAATTTTTAATGCCAAATTGATTTCCAACAACCGGCGGATTTCCGATTGGATAAAAAATACATCCGCCCATGCCTCCTTTGTTACCGGTATTGAATCGGCAACCTTTTCGATTGGCAATAAACGTTCGATCCAGGTAATGGCGGATTCCGGTTTGGCGGCCGCCTCTGCAACCCAATTGGCACCACGTGTAACGGCCAATTGATCATAATACCGGATTACACCGTTGGATGATGGTGAAACCGGTGCATGGCGGAACAATGGCGAAATAACGGCACCCAAATATGGCAATTCACTAATATCCGGCAACCTCATCGCCATCGTGGATCCCGAAACGGCGGAACGTTGCACCAACGTTTTGTTTACTTTGAATTTTACATTAGGGCCGCCGGATCCAATGGCACGGATGGCATCGGATTTTTCCGTTACAATCTCATCCAACGTTTTGGTTGCCGGTTTTCCTTCATTGAATTTGCGCAATTCCAATCCCTGTTTTTCCACGGCATCAACTAACGTTTTGATTACGCCGGGTTTCAATCCAATTGCCTCCAAATCGGATTTGTATTGATCGATTGATAATAGGCCGGCCGCCACATTTGTTAATTGTGCTTTAACCGCCTCACGGATTGCATCACCATTTTTGGCGGCGATGCCTTCCATTAATTTTTTTATTTCGTCCTCATTCATGACGTTGTAATTTTTAAGGTTTATAAAATTTGATTAGTTGTGAGGCATTTAAACGAATGGACGCCGCCGGTTCGTTTATTATCGGAATGGACGCCGCCGGTTCCTTTTTTTCCTCTACGTGTAGCGTTGGGGTTGCAAAATTCGCGCCTCTTACAACCGCCGAACCTTCAATGTTTTTGCCGATGGTAACGGCCCAAAAATATCCGTTGTGTAGTGCATCCTCTTTATTGGCGATGCCATCATAATATTTTTTCCATGTTTCGAATTCCTCTTTGTATCGCTCATCATTCACCGCCATGAATAATTCCACGTATCGCATACCAACGGAATGTTGTTTAACTTTTCCTTTGCGGTAATGATCGAACATCGATTTGGTTGCATCCGGCATTTCATCACGATCAATGATTGAATCATAAATTAATCCTTGTGTTTTCCCTGGATAATTGTAATTCAAATCATACCATTCGAATTGTTTGGTGTGAACATGCACGTTATCGGAAATGATACCATCAAAAGTGAAATCGTGTTGTTTGACTAAAAAATTATCCTTTGTTTCCTTGATTGATTTATTCCACAATTGATCAATGTGAACATCATAAAACGAATCGAAAATTTTTGTGGTGTTGATAATGGAACGAACTTTTAATTTTTTAGCGGTGGCCGGTAATTCATCCGCCTTTTGGATCACTGTTTTATCATCATCCAGGATATAGGATGTTCCGGCGGAAAATGCATCGGCATGTTTCACCGTGGATTTTTTTTGAGCGATCAACAACGATTTGTTGGCAACCAACCAATCAAATAATTTTGACCTATCGGCGAATTCCGGAATCGTTATCATAAAAATTATTTTTTCACTGTATCATCATCATCAATTTCCTTTTGCCGTTGTTCCTTTGCCTTTTCGATCACGGCCGGATCAACCTTTTTTGGTTCCGGATTTTGTTGTTCCGGATTCGGATTCTGTTTTTCCTTTTCCTTTTTCACTTTCTTTTTCATCACCTTTCAATTTGTTTTTCAATGCCAAATTCCGTTCGTGTGTTGATTGTGCCGGCGGCACCGTTGGTTCATCACGTTCACCACGTTCAATCATTTCCTTTTTCACTTTTAGGTTGCGTTCCTTTTGGGATAATTTGCCCATCATTTGGGATCCGATGGATTTATTCGTTTCGGCATCCTCAGCACTATCTTGTTTTTTTGCCATGATTTATTTATTTGGGTTATCGATACCGTATTTTGTTAATTCAGTTTGATATTGTTCGATTGTAATTGCGCCATCCATGAATGCCTTTGATAATGCCTCCACAATAGTTTTCAAGGCGGAACCGTGTTCACTCAAATCACTTTGGAAAATTGGTAAATGGGAAAAATCAACGGTGATCCTATCGGTTCCGTCCGGCAAAAGGTGTGCACTCATGGCGGCGGCACGTTCGGTTGCCTCTGGAATTATTGTGCGTAAATACAATCCTTTTTCCGCCTGTTTTTGATTTTCAAATGTGGATCCCTCTTTACTTGCAAACATTTCCGGCGGTATGCCGGCGGCATCCAGGATCCTATCAAAATCCTTTTCGATTTCCTCAAACAATCCTAACCGATCCGGATTCACACCCATTTGTTGCCATTTCAAATTCGAATCGCTAATGATGATTTGATATTGTTCGGATAGGCCGCCGTATTTCATGTATTCCGCCTGCAACCGGATCCGTTCGGATTCATCGATTGGCAACGGTGATCCGGTGCCATCTTTGCCGGCGTTGGATAGGATACCCAATGCACCACGATGTTTCAAAATCACACCACGGGATTCGTATGCCATCTTAATGTTGTTGATCACCGGCCGCAATGGTTGATATTTGGATTCGCCGGATAGTAAATTTTTGGCCGTTGGTGAATCGATGTTTACACGATTATCATTTAGGTGAATGATTTCATCGGATGGTATTTCTTTTTCCGTGGAATCATATTTTAAAATGTACTTGATGTTTTCCGGTTCGAAATCGAAATAAAAAAACGGCACCTTTTCCAGGTAAACCGATTCGATGAGGTTGGGCGGAATGGTAAAGAGTGCACGAACGGATCCAGGCAAACCAACGGGATACAATGTGTAAATGTATTCATTGCCAAAAATTTCGTGGAACAAAACACATTGTCGAATGAATTCTTTTTGTGCCTGGAAAAAGTTTGGACGTTTCAACGTTCGATTTAAATCATCATCGATTTCGTTGCCATCTTGATCAACGTGTTTATAAATCCCGTTCGAATGTGCCCGTGCCTTTAAGTTGATCACGGCATTCAATTCCGGAATGGTGTTGAATGAATCTAAAATATCAACATCGTTCCACGTGTTGTTTGATGAGGCGAACCGATAGAACCAACCACCACGGCCGTATTGTGATGGCCGCCAAAGGTTGGTTATTATCCGCCTCAAATTTATCACTACATAAAAAATTTAAATGGCAAATGTTGATGAATTATCCTGGATGATTTGCGGATGAGGTTGGAAAAATTTACACCAACGTTACAACGGTGTGGTTATCGTGTTATGATTGTGTGGATAGTGTAGCGTTACCGTGGATTCCACGTGGAACATTTTTTGTAAATTCGAATTATGTTTTATTTGCAAGTGATACGGGATGAGAAAATAACGGCACAACGGGAATTCCATTCCGCCGGCGATTGCACGGAAAAATTGTTGTTGGCGTTTGAATACTATGTGAGGAAAAACGAAAAGGTTTTGATACGGATGTTGGATCAACGGCAAATGTTAATCAAGGAATTAAACAGTGAAAAAGGATTGGAAACATAATATTGGAAACTATTCAGAGGCATTGGAAAAAATGAGGATGGCCAAACCAAAAAAGGATTTGATTGATTGGATTGTGGATCATTACCACCGGCGGCCGGTGCCGTTTATTATCGTGGGATCCATCGCCGGGATTGGATGGTGTGTTGGATGCCTTTGGTTGTGGATCCTGTTTATTAAATTCGCTAACAATTTTTAAAAATGAAAAGGATTAGAAATGAGGGAATAGAAACCATTCCATTCGATGATGAGCGAATGAATTACTATTATAAACCGTGGGAAAAATCACAAACCGGCGATGGCCCAATAATTAGAACGTCAAAGTATAATGATTACGTTGATATTTGGTATGTGAGGTTAACACATTTGGAATGGTATTCGGAACGGGCACCACACAACGGAATTGCCGGATTTAAAATTTGGGGTGCCGATTGGGAAATTCAGGAAATGATTGATTTGTATTCACCAACAAAGGATTCCAAAATTGAATTGATAAAGGCATGGGATTTTCCGTTGGACAATTACACCATTACATTGATCAACATTGGTGAAACGAATGAGGATGCCACCGATAATAATTTGGTTCATGCTTATTTCAAAATTTCCGGTTGATCATGCCCGGCAATTACTGATTGCGGCATACCTGGATGCATCCCACAAATGGTTGAAATCATCAATGGGTTGATCCAATTTGATTCCATTGATTGTCCTATACTTGTAATTAGATTGTTCTTTTCGGAATTCCGGTGAATCAACGATGTGGATTTTATATTTTTTCAAAAGGGAATTGCCAAACTCAATTGAACCGGGAAATTTCCGAACGCCTAAAACTTTAAGGCCAACACGGCGGCATTCGCTAATATATCCCGGTTCGGCACAATCCGCCCAAACAACGGATCCAGGCGGCACGGCGTTCCGGATTAATGGTATGTATTCATTGGGTGATGGCGTTGGTTGATACGCCAATTTTTCCAGGTATATTTTATCACCGGATAGGCCAACACGAACAACCGTTGATGGCGAATTGGTTTTGCCGATATCGGATCCATAAAAAATCCTTTCAATGTTGGATGGGAATGCCTGGATCCATGTAACGTGTTGGAATATTAATCCCTCCGGTGATGAGCGCAAACCCAATCCATACACGTTCCACATGTAATCATCGGCGGTGCCTTGATCGATGTTGAATTGTGTTGGCTCATAAGACAATATTTTTTTGCGTTCCGAATCACTGATAAATGGATTATCCTTGAATGTAGTTTTCAAAAATGCCACATCATCACGTGAACAAAATTTGTTGTAAACGTAGTGATCCGAAAATTTCGGGTTGTAATCACCCCACCAATATTTCCGGCACCTCATTTCGGTTTGATCAACCACCGATTGCGGAACATCCAACCATTCGTTGATCCAAAAATAATCACATCCGGATCCGTGAAATTTTGTTTCGGTATCGGCACCCAACAAATGGATGGTGTTGCCAAACAATTTAAATTGTGGCACATCCAGGCGGTTGAAAAATGGTGATGGAATCCCGGCCATCGGCAACCGGCGGTTGAAATCCTCATACAATGTTGTTTTGAAACTATTGTATGTTTCCTTTATGATCTTAATAGTGCAATTGGTTTCAACCTCCGAACATAGGTAAACGATGAAATCAATGCACGACCATGTTTTGATTGATCGTGATGATCCCTCCAAAATTGCACCGGCATAACCTTGATTAAGGGATTTTACAAGGTGTTTTAAGTTTGGACTAATCCACGGTTCATCATCCTGGATTGCCGGCCGGATCGGTTGGATTTGTTGGTTCATCTTTGCCCAAATCTTTAAGGGATTGAGGGAATAGGGCCGCCGTTGTATCCCGTGCCGCCTGGATGTTTATACTTTGCTCATCACGCCAACCAAAGTTTTTCAATCCAAAGATTGGGCCGGCGGCATTCCGTGCCGTGAATAATCCTTTTTCGTATTGTGATTCAATCCGCAACCGGGCACGTTGGATCGTGTGCGTGAATTCCGGCCGGCGTTCGTAATCATAAAATGATTGCCTTGATGCAAACCCTAAATAATAAGCCAAACCGGTGATGGTTGGCGGTTCCTTTGTTTTTTTAATTCGTGCCCAATAGAATGAAATTTTTTTTTCCAATTCATCCGCCGTTTCGGCAATCAGTTTTGGGCCGGTTTTTCCGTTGGTCGTTGCCATAATTGCAAGGTAGTGCAAAACGGTGAATTCCGGTGCAACACCGGTGCAACATAAAATAGGCCATCCGTTGTGGATGGCCTTGCAAGTGATTGATTATCAAGTGATTGCGGTGTGGGCCTAGTTGGATTCGAACCAACGACCTTTTGATTATGAGACAAGATTGGCCAAAAATTATGGTGAATTTGAAACCGCCAATGCAATTCAATTTGGCACCTAACTAATTGATGTTTAAACATTTGGAATCACAATCGTGTGAATATCGTATAATTTACGGGATGATATAATGTGAATATAATTGGCCTTTTCGGTGCAAGTTCGGTGCAAATGATTTATGTTTGTTGATAACGTAACAAATCAATTACACTTATGATCAACCAAACGACACAACCAAAATTTTCTTTTTACCTGGATCCACGGGAATCAAAAAGGAAAAAGGAAAAAGTAAACGACCAAACAATTTTGCCATTGAAATTTCGTGCAACATTCCAGGTTATCAAAAACGGCAAACGTGATTGGATAAAAAAATTGATATCCCTCAATCACTATTGTTCGAAAAAAGAATTCAACAAAGGCAACAACGAAACGGCGGCCGTGAAAATGGCGGCACAAAATAAGGCGGATAATATTATTAAAACGAATACAGTTTTGACGCCGGAAATGTTCGAACAAAAATTTGTGAATGCCGCCGGCGGCGATTTGGAACACGTTGCAACCATGTATGATATCATCATGGATGAATATGAATCAAACGAACAAACCGGATCCGTTGATTTGTACATGGCATCATTGAATTCCTTAATGTGGTTTACTCATCCAACCATGTACGAAAAAATGAAATATCGAATGAAAGACAAACGATTAACCAAAGGTGAAATTGAATATCCATTAACGTTCATGGAAATCACGCCGGATTGGATACGGAAATTTGTTGCCACATTTGAAAACAAAACAACACCGGCAATTTATTTGCGCCAATTACGGGCGGTGATCAATCGTGCAATTGATGATGAAATTATAAAAGAGGATTTGTATCCATTTTCCCGTTCCAAAGGCAAACGGAATTCGAAGAAAAAATATGTGATCAAAAAAACAAAAGGCCGTTCCGCCACCATGACGTTGGATGAAACGGATAAAAACCGTGTGTTGGCCATCCAGGATCCAACAATGAAATGGGCCGTTGATATGTGGCGTTTGTCTTATTATTGTTCCGGTTTGAACATGTATGATGTTGCATTACTGAAAAATAAATGCATCGGCAAAGATGCCATAATAACATCACGCCATAAAATCATCAACACGGATCCGGATAATATTGTGGTGATCCCTGTGAATAAAGAAATCCGGCAAATCATTTCCGATCATGGCGGATTGCCGGATGGCACCAAATCCATTGCGCCCAACGATTACGTGTTTCCAATCCTCATCCCTGGATTGAACAAACGACAAATAAAAAATCGTGTAAAGGATTTCACAAAGGCCGTTAATGAGGGATTGTTGATGGTGGAAAAACATTTGGGTTTATCCATTCACCTCACAACCTACGTTGCACGCCATACATTCGCCAACATCACATTGGCCAAAGGCGGAACAAAGGAATATTTAAAGGATGCATTGGTGCATTCCTTGCAATCCACAACGGATGAATATTGTGCACCGTTCGATTTGAAATTGAAACGGGAAATGCAAAAACTTTTGTAACTTTGTTTTGTCGAACAAAATAGTGTTTTAATTGATTATCGGATTCCGGCGGTGTTTCGTTTCATCGCCGGAATTTTTTTGCCTGGATGGAATCGGTTTTTACGGTGTGTTACCGTGAAAATAATTTTACGTTAAAAAATAATTTGCCAAATCCTAATTTGGGAATTACATTCGAATCCATTTTAAAAAAACACCTCATGTTGGCATTCGAAACGGTTCGTGAAATTTTCACGGGCGAAAACATTGATGAACAACGGATTATCCGTGCATTGAATAGATGTATTGAAAATGATCGTGAAACGTTATCAATCCAGAACATGGCCGGCCGTGATTCCCTGGATGGTGAAATATTATCCGATATGATGGAAATGCAAAGGTTGTTGAATGATTACAACCATCATTTAACACTTTGATTTTTTTTAGAGGCGGCCGCCAATTCATCCAACGTTTTTTTCATTGCTTTATAATTTTCCGATAGTTCGGCAAACAACGTTCGTTGTTGTGCCAATGTTTCATCAATTTGATTCCAGGCGGCACGGTTGATTTTAACATTATCATCATGATCCCGTTGGGCATCAACGGCCATCCTATCCCAAACCTCACGTGGAATTGTAATCACATCCACATCGAATTCAGGTAAAAATATTTCACCGGTGCCGGATTTCCACCATTGTGGATTTATCCGGCATTTCTCTAAAAACCGGGATTCGGTGGATCCAACCAATTCCCGGTTTTCCTCATACGCCTTTTTTATCGTGGAATTCATACCAACCAATTTTTCCAATTCCCACAATTTTATTCCCTTGATTTTCAGGATCTTATCAATTTTTGCGGTGAATTCCATACAAATTTTAAAAATGTTTTGGTGAAATTTTGGTGATATTTACACAATAATTCGTTAATTACATCAAAGTAACACGGTTTTTTATATGAGCGAAAATAGTGAAAAATCTGAATTCCGTAACAAAAATCAAATGAATGATATTGATTTAACGGAATTGAAACGGTGGTTGAAACACGGCGATATCGTTGAATTGGCGGTGATGTTTGGGATGCACCGGAACGCCGCCTATCGTATTTTGTCCGGATCCAATAAAAACTTTGATTTTTTAGAGGCGGCATTGGAAAAGGCCATTGCAAACAAACGCAAAGTACATCTATTGAATCAACGATTAAACGCCATTTCCAGTGATCCGGCGGTATAATGAAAATAAATATCATGATTTCGTAACGTTATCATGATATTTTCGTTTATATTTGTAACATAATCAAACAAACTCTTAAAAATATGAACAAACAAATCATTCCAATCCCACAAATCAACCACG